ATCGCCAACGCCGTACCAGCATGCTGGTACGTCGAGCCGTGTATGAACTGACACAGAACGCTGTAGGTGGTTCGAATCGAACCATATTCAGCGGTAAACGACCGTCAGTATCATTGCATGTTAGACCAGTGCCACCTTCGGTAAAATACCGAAGGAGCATTGACCAACCATCAATGACCTTGTTAACTGATGGAGCCTTAACGTCGAAAACGTTGAACTCGAGTCTTTGAAGACTCTTGTTCATACGCCGACGTTTTGGCCTCTCGTTTAGAGGTACGTCACGAAGGCTTGGACAAGCAAGATGCATGTCGTCGCCCGGGATTGGTCCGTAAACGGACCTGAGTCTCGCCACGATATAATCGTAGACGTGGTAGTACTGTCTATCATAGAAGGAATTCGCATAAGCGATCCAACTTGTATAGACATCAGGATGAGGTGTTGATGACCAGACTGTTCGCAAGCGAACAGGAGTGACATTCTTGCCTTTGAAGGCATCCATGCCACATGACTCTCTAAAGAGTCCACTGATGCAACTTTTGTCGCGGTTTATTTTTAAACCAAACGACTCAAGCTGTTCCATTGCGTTCACGGCATAAGCCGTTGGGACAATGACATCATCACCATACACTAAGATACGCTCTCGCGTATCCGCATCAGGAGCTGCAGCGGTAAGGATAGCCCAACAAGTAAGAGCCAATATAGGGAAGCATAAACAGCTTCCCATCGGCGCGAACTTATTAAGCTTTAAAACCTTGCCATTCGGCAGCTCTGTCGACAAACTCCTACATGCTTCCAAGTACTCACATATGTGAGGAGGAAACAGTAGGCGCACTAAGTCAAGACTGTCGCGATCCTAGTCCTCATTGAGGTCTTAGGTCGCGTAGCCTCCAGTCTCAGATCCAAGCAAGGCTCCGAAACGGTTGGACTCTTGACTGGTGAAGTGAACACTATGCTTGGTAAGCACATGTGACTCCACTAACTCAACTATAGCCCTACCTAATCCTTGCTGAATCCATTGAAAATCAACGGGTTCGCAAGAGATCAGACGGGGGCCACGAGAATCTTTTGGCACGAGAATTACTCGAGCCGGAAGATCCATACCAGTAACCTTCGAAAAGGTTGCATAGTTATCACATACTGAGCCCATTGACGAATAGAAGTATTCGTCCAAAGGGTACAGAGCAGTGATACGATCCGATACGTTAGACCATATATACTTACCCCAGAGACGTTGCCTTGTGGCAACGGCTCCCGGGCCGTGTTTTGGCCTAATGGATTTTGGGTCGAAGAAAGCAAAGACGCTCGATAAGAGTATCTTAGCTTCCCGTGTGACTGTGGGCTGAGAAGGCGAGCAATAATGATCGCCTTTGAACCGACGGACATGTGTGGAAGGGCTGTGCATAAGACTCTGTAGTCGAATGGACAGTTCTCCACCTGTTGATAGGTCACTTTCGGTTCTTTCGAACTTGAGAGTGACTTGTTGTGCTTGTTCATCGTTGAACGGTAGTTTGTACTTGTAAAACAAGTAACATACTTGCCGTACAATGCTGACACTAGTGCTACACGGGTCTGGAAGGAGTTCCCCACTTGGAGAGAGAACCAAACTAATAAACTCACCTAGAAAACTAGGAAGTTTACTATTTTTCATGGGTTTAAAGCCATGATCAATAGCGTTTAGTTTAGTATCTCCCGAAAGGGCCTTATCAAAGGCCTTGCCCAGGTGTGGAAGGGTTTTCGTGAGAAAACCGATTCCTTCAAAACGGACACGAGACTTAACCTTCTTTAAGGTAAGGTTACGTGCCCGACAGTTGAACACTGTTCGATGTAACGTGTGAACGTCATCTAACAATGCGGCGATGAGACTAACCGTTTCATCTAGGCTCTTAATTGGGTCCATAAGGATACCCATCCTAGAGCATGCACTGCTAGACGCTTCCAACTACGCCTTTTGGCGTGATTGTTCGTCATCTGACACGGTAGACATACAGAGTAACCTATGAATAAGTTAATCCGTAAGAGTTTTGATTACCAAGTTAAGAACGGATCGACGACTTTCCGCATGGGTATGCGGAGGGGAGTCATCATAAACGTTCCCTCTTGGGGGTTCAAAACAGTAGCCATAGTAGATGGTATAACTCGAAGACTATTCACGTACAACGCTGTCAAGCAGTTAGTTCCAGTTATCGCTGAAAAGCGAATCACTAAACTAACTAACAGGCCAGCAAGTTCGGGAGCAGACAAGAGATATATCATAACACAGGCACTCAACCGGATCAAACATGATCCGACGGAGTTCATTTCTGAACTCCGCCGGTCCATGAGAACGCGTGTGTTGCTAGGTCACCTTTAAAGGGACCCATTCAACAACGCCGCAGCACCGTTACCAGTGCCATCGTAGAGAATTGTCGTCGAAGCCCCAAGTGAGGCTAAGAAAGACATCAACTCTGCGATGACGTTGGCTGCTTCAGCAGCGGTAGTGGACGCCCCAACTGGGAAGTCCAATACAGCGTACGCTGAAACAGTGATAGGCGTAACCGAATCGACGCCAGAAGTGACAGTTTTGTCAAATCTGACGACCGAACGGCGACGCAGTTTCATACCCGAACCCGTCTCCTGATGAGCAATTGTCAGGCGGTGGGGGGCAGAAGGTGTTTCCGCTACTTGCGAAAACACAGTCTGACGGTCTGAGGTGGAGAGGCGACTGAATTCAATTTCAGTCCCACCCGAGTTCTTGATCTCGTTGGTGTTAAGCGAATTGCTTAGCATGCTTTGTGTCGGTTAACCGATTGAGTACGATAGGCTGGATCATCAAGGTATTCCGCAAGGAATACTATAACTTGACTTTCCAACGTTTCGCACGTTTTGGATTGAACTTTCGTGTTATCACGAGAGCCGCTCCAAGACTAACCTCTTTAAGGGTTAGCCCGCTCGATAATATCGAGCTAACTGTCGGAATAGATATATCACGTCTATAAGACGTTTCATATACGCCCGGCAGTGGGTTACGTAGAACAGGAAACTGTTGAGGGTATACAAATACCCCGAACTCCACTTGGTCAACTTTACCGTTTTCGGTAGAGATTAACACATGGCGTTCACGTTTCACGCTCCATAGGTAACTGAGTATGTTAATCTGCGGTTCCAATGCACGGTATTTGAATTGATTTAGCCATTGGCTTACGCCAAGAACCCAATCAACAACAAATGACCAAGGAATGGCATTCCAAATGATACTGGGGTTTAAGTTAGCCCCAATAGCATCGAGGAAGCCAAGTATTTGCGCATGCGCAACTTGGTAATCGTTATAATTGTAATTATAACGAATCTCTGCATGGAAAACTGTAGGTTTAGAGATAACAGTACGGCGCGCCGTAGTGGGAGCGATCTCATGTAGTCCGGGCACAAGCCCAGGCATGATGAAGTAGCCAACACTTTGGTCTGCAATAGACGTTAACTCTTGAAAAGAATAAGTATAATGCTTATTCTGAACCCTACCCGCCCGAGACACAAGGTCGTTTATACGACGTTCTGTCTTGAGTAAAGCGGCATGAATGCCGCTTATGTCAGATAACAATGGAAGAATGTTAAACTGCGCTTGCAGATAACTATCGCCCACTGTGTGGAACAGTTGTCTTAAGGTTCTCCCTGTTTTCACAAGGAACTTGCCTAAAGACATCAGTGTACGTGGAAGAGACTTAAAATCCTTCAATTCTATTATAGAATTGATGATTGAAAGCTCTGACTTGATTAGCGGCAACATACGATCAAGTGATCGTTGCTGCAACTGACCGAGTTGGGGAGGATCGGGAACAAATTGTCCCTGACCAGTCTTCACGTACATCGGCTCAAGCCCTATAAAGGGTGCTCCAGCCGGTCCATACGAACCGCGGTATGCCCAATAAGGGTCACGATGCTCTCCATAACGATAATTGTGATCTTCGATCGCATTATCGACAAGAGAGACGTGAGCCCCGTAGGTAGTTTCAGGGCTTGTCCAACGCTTATAGTGTTGTACAGGCTTCCAAAACTTCCTAGCCGTAGTGTTATCGTCCCACATCTCCTCATACATATTCTGAAAAGAATCAGAATAAAAGAGGTCGTGCGGGAGATACCACTCCGGATAGAATGCCGAAGGAGTCCTCGTCCTATATAGGACAACTTCTTCACGGCGTTCTCGATTTGAGCTTCGCGAGCGCGTTTCAAACATAACACACGGAATGCTGAACATAGTTCAACTTAAGGGTGACGCCCAACAGGGGCG